ACAGCCAAAGAAGAAAATTGGTAGACCAAGAAAAACAAAAGAAGAACCAAAGAAGACCGATGAGGAACCAACTAAAATTCCGGATCCAGATCCAGAAAGTTACAAAACAGACAAACGTGTCATTGACTTACATAAAGCATATACCAAAGAAGATGTCGATCGTATGGTAGAAGATGGAGAAACTTCCTATAACGAAACCACATATGTGGAAGGTATCAACCAGACAGATATGGACTGGCTTCGTGAAAACATCGATCCGAAAAACATCAAGACACCATCAGAGTACTTCAAGTACATTAAGAATATGAGTTCTGGTATTACATCTGAGAGCGTCAAAGCGTTGTTCGATGCAACAGCCAATGCGTTAAAAACTTGTGTCATTACTGGTCAGAAGACACTTGGTCAGGCATTGGTAACGAAACTGGAATTATTAACCCGTGAAAGAAATGCAGTTGCTCATGGATACGATCAGGTCGTTAACCGTACAGACTTAGAAGCATGGGTCATTGACATTGCAACACAGGCAAAAGAAAAGAAAGAACCAAATCCGATTCATATCATCGAACTGAAACGGTATCAGAGAATGGTCCCGGATGAAGTCATTGATAAAGTCGACAAAGCACGTAACTACTTTGATATGCTCTATGTCGCTTATACAGACTATACGGGTGAAACCGTTCGTAAGGTCGAAAAAGAGAAACGTGACAAAGACCCGATTCTCTTTGGAGCGTTCTTAGTTCCAAGCGACAACGGTAATATGATCCCATCAGAGCATCTGTTCTTCATTGCCGATTGGGTAGATGAGTATTGCGATCTGACCATGGATCAGCTGATTAACTCTTACAAAGACGCAACTGGAAAAGATATCTTACTGCCAGCAGAAACCTTTACCGAAACCGACATTGATAAATTAAAACAGCAGTTAAAGGAGATGTAATCTATGGATTTGGATGCAAAAGTTGACCTGACTGAATCGCGTGACTTTTCCAATCCGTATACCTTCAACGAAAAAGTACCCAAGCCAGTTATTTGCTGGCTTGGTGATTCTTGGTATGATTTAGATTACTTACGTGAACGAAGTAAAGCATGCGCGGAAAACGATAAACGCCTCATACGAAAAGTTGCAAAACCCGAGCAGTTTACGACATATAATTTGTATAATACAATGCGTACATATAGGTCTACCTCATCTTCAATCTCGTTTTCACAAACGACATCTACCCCAGAAGTCGTAATTGATAACGGAACCACTACATTCACGTTGTCCGGTAGTCTCAACTATTCAACCACATCATCCAATAACATCGTATGGGCAGTTGGAGATTCGCATGAACCGACTATGGTTTATATCAAAGACGACTACAACAAAACTAAATACAATGTGACCTATTATGGAGACTTCCATACGGAAGAAGATCCGGAGACTAAGAAGCGACTTATGAGATATTCCGTGTATGATGATTTGTGGGGTCATCATGGAAGACCATTTGATGAAGTTCCGTTATCAAAAATGAAAAGCGACCCAATCCACTATGATCTCTTTCCGTGGGAATCAAACGATGTGCATTATCCTGTATATCGGGAAGACGAGAACAACTGGTTACCTTGGTATGCAAGTGCTTGGAAAATGATCCAACGATGTGCACCGGAAACCATTCGTCAGCACTTCCAAAATCATTGGAATGCGCTAAATTACAACTATGCTGAGATTGAAGCAACGCTTGATATAGTCAACGACATCAATCATTGGGGATACTATGACGAGGATGACCCATTTCCTTGGGACCCAGGGGTGCATACGGTTACAGACGGATCGCATCTATTAAAAGAAGAACCAGATATGGAGAACTATAGTGATCGGATTCATGATGTTGCTCCATGGATGCTTGATATGTTACGAGATACCTGGAGAAATTACATCACACAAAAATTAGTAGACGAATACATGTCTGCACACTGGTATGACTTTACCCTTCCAGCATATCAAGAAAAATGGTTTCATATGGAAGAACCGGATGAAAAGGCTTATCTTAACTCAACAATGCAAAACATTATATCACGTATCAATACCATCACTATCAATCGTAGTGACATTATTGGTTGGGTTTAAAAGAAAAGAACCATGCCCTGGGTATCGGCATGGTTCTTTTTTGTATATCATTCAGGAGAAAAATTATGAACATCCACAATTTGTAGTGATTTTGTTCGGTGGTCTCAAACTATCACGGCATCAAGAAACCGTTACGAGAATGTTACACCTCTACAGTTGTAAGATCTTTTTCGATATATAACGCCTTATCGATGGTATCCTTGATGATATATAAGATGATTGGAATAATTAAGAAAATCTCAATTCCAGCATCCAGATAGATTAATTCATCCATCAGATCCAGTGGGATATCGCTGGTTGAAAACTTTTCTTTGCGAATATAATCGATTAGTAGTTGCCCATATTTGGTCTCTGCTGGTAATCCCAGTTTCATTTGCTGGACGAAGTCATCACTAAAGATTGCGATCGCAGAATCGTTTAAATATTTTGGATCTGGGATATCGGCAATCTGAATGGAATCGTCTGCATATTTTGCAAAAGCAGTTTCCTTGTTGTTAGAGCCGATAAACATATTGAACTTGAAGTTTCCAAGTCTACGGAGTTCTTTTTTCTCAAAGAACCGATAGATGGATCGTTCATACTTTAAAGCTCGTTTGGAATCATAAAACTGCTGGGTTGGAATCAGTACCATCAGTTGTCCTTTTGGATTAAATAAGCTGTGCTTATTGATGAACTCTACCTGCAGAGGATCATACAAACGATGACATGGACCATCGATTTCTCCTAAGAAGCAATTGTAACGATCGTCATAGAAGACTGCTTTGTATGTCTCCGAGATTTCATCGTATTCTTTTTCCAGATTATGGATCTGCTCTAAAACATCGGAACGTATGATACATTTTTTGTCTGTACCGATGTTTTCTAACACACAATCGTATTTTTCTACGGTCTGTTTATTTAACCAAGTCGCTTTCTCACGATCTACATACTCTAATCGGAATTGAATCTGATAGTAGTTATCTGTCATGATGTTATCCGAAGATATGGATATAATTCGGAAAATATAAAAGTCATGCAGACTTGGCACCATAAACATGCTGTTTTGTAACGGCACTAACGTGCTATTGATAATCACACCTTCGCCTTCATAAGTCCTGTCAAGACCCTGATCAGAATCTTCAATCTGTAAGACCATCTGATCTAATCCGTAGATTGGGAAATTTTCAATTCTCTTATACCGGAGTGGTGATGTTTTCCCTAAGAAATCATCTACATGGTTGAACCCCTCATCAACCACTGAGGTGTCATCTGCAATTTGAAAAAATGTCGTAAAGGTCGGTGATTTATCAATGAATCTCGCCATGGGAGAATGGAACTTCTTCTCATATTGAAATAACGAGTCGTTTGCCGCTTTTTGTTCTTGGATTTTGGAGTTTGATAAAAATGTAGCCAAAGTCGTTCCCTCCTTCTTGTTTACTGGTTAAGCCACTGTTTTTAGGAAGGGTTCGTATACTTTAAGTAATTTATTCATATATTATTTATATGAAAACATGAACACAAACACAAAGGAGGACCAAAACATGTTTAAATTAAAACAAGTAGAAATCACAAACACCATAACAGAAGTTGCTAACGAAAGCAAACCAGAACTCGCATTTATAGTGACAAATAATCATCCAGCTCTTGAATGGAAAGATTATATGGAGCTTTGCGCGAACGTCGAAGAAGACCATCTCACTTTATTTGGAGATGACCACTTTGCAGAAGTAACGGAGACACCGTTAAATACCTATCGTAGATGGGATGTTGCACAGTATATGTTGTCATATGGTGAACAAGATTATTTGGTACGGTATGGACTTGCAGATTTATATTCACGATTTGTCAAATCGGTATATGAGTTCAAACCAGCCGGACAGGTGGTCGTAATCTTTGCGATCGGAAATGAGCGCAACTATCTGACACAGAAATTTCTCGATAACTGTCTTGGCAGTGGATGTAACATCAATAAATCCGCAATGGAATATCTCAATAAGCAGCATGAAGCAGATAATGTAGCGTTCATTCCGATCATTGAAGATCCGGATAAATATGAAGAAAATACATCCAGACTTTTCAAGTGTATGATAGATTATGGAATGGTGCGTGAAATCGAGGATGAATACGCACCAACAGAGTTTGTAGTAGTAACGGAATCGTTAAATTACTTTACTGGACATACACCAGGACCAGAAAAGCTGCAGAGTCTTCTTTCAAGAGGAATTCGTTTCATTGAGTATCGATTCGATATGGTATTTGGTTCTGGAATGCCAGTCATCAATCGTACTGCAACCTCAGGTATTTTATACTTCCCAATCAGGAATAGATATACAACTGCGTCTCAAGTGAAGTTTCATAATTATTATGTCCCAAGTTCCATTCATAAGACAAACTTCCGATTCTCGCAACCATTATCTAAACCAATTTATGAAATCGTGCCTGCAGAAGAAACCCCGTTTCCAGTACATACGATGCAGTCCATCATGTATACATTGATTGAACAGAATATGACAGACCCAAAATACAATCCTAAGTATGGATATAATTTCGTATTTATGTCCACGGAAATAGATGCATTCGAAGACTATCATCCGCAGTTTGAGTTAGATATTCCGTATGGAACTACCATTACACTACCATCAGATATCTCTATGACAGACCTTGAAAATATCTTGAAAAGTCACAAGGAATCACAAACTTACAGATATCTTTTCGTGCATGCATCTAATATTCATACAATCGCTAAAAAGAATGTCAGTGAGCTGTTACAGATAGCAGAACCATGTGGTTTTCATCTGGTTGTAATGAATACGCATCCGAATGAGACAGCTGTATATGAGGATACCAAAAAATTCTTCAAATAACCGACATTTAACTTACTAAAGGAGGACTGATACCATGATGAAATTTTGGTTACCAATCAGTGATTTTATGACAAAAGATAACTGTTTGGGATATATGAATGGAGCTGGAAGCACATTCATTGCATTAAACGAAGACCACGGCACACATCCAATGCCTACGCTATTAACCGATATTAATGCGTTACTCTCCGTAGTTGATCCAGAAGACATCGGAGAAATACATATATTTTCGCTATGTACCTATCGTGGACGTGAAGATGAAATGATGGCTATGCTAGATCAGATACTTGAAAGTTCATATCACCACGTAGATGGAAAATATAAGTCCCACATCATTGACATTGATCCCGATGCAGACCCAGATGAAATCGATAGCTCCATCTGGCAGAGATTGATTCCATGGATTCCGGTAGATGGAACTAGGGCAACCTTAGTATTTACTAACGTCATTTATGGTGATGAAAGTATGAAGCTGACTGATCAGAATCGCAATATTGATGTGACACCGATGGGAAGAACTCTTCAAAAGATCGTTGCGAAGGTACATCAGATGAACGGCAATGCGTTCATCGTCTATAACCAGGAAGTAACCGGAAGTGATTCCGGAAAAACCACAATCTGTGTGATCTAATAAGAAGCGCTTCGGCGCTTCTTTTTTTACTTTTTTGCGTAAGCGATATATTATCTTTTTGGTAATCGAAAGACTCAAACAAAGGAGGAATTAAAAATGGGTAAAAAATCTAAACATAAAAAAGAGGACGTCTATGATGCATATGACGATGAACTTTATGAAGAAGATAGTGTTCCCGATCGTCATATAGATGGAGAACTCTCAGATGAAGAACTCTTAGAGTATCCACCAATGACTCTGGTTTATGATTCGTATGAAACGGCGTCAAAAGCGGAACGAAAGAAAGAACGAAAACGTCGGAAAAAGATGTATCATATGACCGATGATGAAATTGATGATATTTATGAAGCTTTGGGTGGAAGAGCTCAGGCTGTAGAATTTGCAAAACAGATTCGTGAATATGTAAAAGAGGTCGATAATTGGTTGATAATAAAAGATGAAACCACGATTGTGATCAATCGTTGTATGGACATTGCGTTACAGGGAGCGGAAGATCTGGCAAAAGGAGTCCCATGGATCTTCCAGTATGATAGCCTGATTGCGTATATGGATCGTTTAGAGGAGTATGGATGTAAATGAAATTATATCTGTACTTTCAGTTATATCCAATCAATGACGATCTCTCATTTAATGACGATGAACTCAAAGGGTTGTACGCCTGGACAACCGATAAGGGTATCAAACATACATTCGAATGCACTCGGTATATGGGTGCATTCTTTAAGAAAGTAAAACGTGTGGACATTGATACACCAGAGTTCAAAAAGTTTGCATATAACAACCGAGATTTGCAGTTGATTACACTACCAGTACAGACAAGAACGAATAAAAATGCAACGATCATTGGGACTTACAAAGAAGACAACTTCATTACAGAATTGGTAGAAATCAGCTCAAACTTCATGGATGAAATATGTAGCTACGTAAAGGTATTAGTTATGTCGGGATATCTGACAAAACAAGGGGAAAAGGACCTTAGACTTTTAAGCGATTTCAACGAACTGGCGTACGGATCTGGAATGGATGTGTTACACATGTTTTATCACACATTTATCCGTTCCTTTGTAAGTCCAAAAGTCTGGAAACAATTGGATGACGAATACGATTACAATGAAAGCGAGGAATATTAAAAATGGCAGTAAAAAAATCAGACGTAATTAAAAGCTTACTGAACACCACAAAGGAAAAGATCACGCAGATCTTAACCACAAATGAATCTTACGGAGATGCACACTTCCCGGTGTTTCGTGATGTGTTGTTGGCATCTCCGGATGGTGAATGCTTTAAAACAAATCCAGATATTAAGTATATCATTGTGAAATTAGATCCGTGGATTGAGGAAGAAGCAGGTAAAGTTCCAGCAATGTATATTTCCGATATGAAGTTCTACGATGAAAACGACACCGAAATGAATGCGGAAACGATCGATTTCCATATCACAGATGACTATTATGACGAAGATGATACACCGCACGTGGATGATGCAGATGATATCCGCGTTACTGGAATCAATGCACATTTTCAGGTGACTCCGATTCGCAGTCATGACTTTAAAGATGAACTGCTGATGTTATCACCAGTCTTCTTAAGTGTCGGTGGTCCGATCTACTCTGCAATTTCAGAATCTATCATGCACGCAATTGAGTTATTAAATCTCAATCCAAATGATGATACTACGGTTGTTTTGGAATTAGTACTTCCGGATCTTCCATATGTGCATGGAAATGAGCCAAATCGTCTGGCAAAAGACATCGTAGCATTAGCAGAATCCTTGGCATACAAATTCTTAGATTTACAGGATCATGGTCTGGATATTCATACCTCTGTGATCTGGATTCGTAATGTCAATACTTGTGCAAGCATTAATTCCTATGTGAGTAAGAAAGGAAAAAAGAAAAACAAGAAAAAATCCAAGTGATATATCATCTCTTTGGATATTAATAAAAACCATTTAAGGAGGACTCATTATGGGTAAGAAACACAAAAAGAAATCAATGGCAGAAAACATCCTCGATATCTTAAACATCGGGGAACAGCTCTTGCGTACCGGAGAGATTCGTATGAATCGCAAGGTTGTAATCAATATGGATGACCTTACAAAACCATCCATTGATAAGACCATTGGAGCTAGAATCGATTGTCTGGAAGACAAATCAGATGTTGCATTAGATAAAGAAGCTATTCTGGATGTCAGTGCAACTAATACAGATCTGATGCAGCATTATCATCTCTGGTCTAAAATCGGAAAAGGTGTGAACGCTAGTCTCGATAAAACCAAAATGGATCCATTTCCATGGAATTCCACAATCGTAGTCATGCTTCCACATAAGAAAGCGTGCAGTGCGTTTTCCATTTACGATTCCAGTCCACTTGGTAGACTGATGCGTAATTCCAACTTACCGTTAGTTATGAGAGCAATCGGCAACCGTTGGAGAGGTCTGATCGAAGAAAACGAGGGATCCGACTGCATTTTGTATGTTCCAGATCTGGTATACTTCGATGGAAGCAACGTGATGAATACAGACGTCCGTTTCAATTTATTAGTGTATGTAACACGTAAGAAACGTTACATCTATGAAGAATCTGATGTGGAAACAAAAGCAACTCCACAAAAAGAAATGATTCACAACTTACTGACCTCTGCAGTGAAACTGGGAATCAAAGATATCATGATCAATCCAGTAGATCATCCACTTCTGCAGGCAGATGGATATGCAACAGTTGATGCATGGCATGAAGAAGAGAGTGATCCAACCGTTCGTTGCAATATCGAACGTATTCAGTATTGCATTCCAAATGAGGATGACTATATTATCTTCTGGAGAAGTCGCAGATAGTTAGAATACCTGAGAATAGAACCCGTACGCAATTATTGGGTTCTATTTTTTCAGGCACACTGACTTAAGCGAACTTGAAAGGAGATTTATTATCATGATTACCGAGGATGTAGAAGAACGAGAATCACAGGGTAAACAAACGGTACATAAACTAATGAAAGCAAGATCAAGAAGTTCTTGGAACTTCGAAGCATCTTATAACTCCGATTATGGAATTGACGACGGTCACGACGTCCCATATATTCATAATCGTTATGAGTTGCGTGAACTCTTGTCACCGTTATACATCATTGAGGATTATCTGGTAGATTACGACACCTATGATAACTTCTTCAACAAGATCTACAATATCGTGAAAGGTTGTTATACCATTCAGGTATGTAGAGAATACCCGGTAAAATTCAAATTTTATAGAACGGATAAAAAAACACACACCGCTCAATTACGGTGTTTTCTCTTAGATTTAATGGCATGGCGACCATTTGTAGAATTATATGGAATCCATGTCTTAGATGAGACATTCATTATGGATCCGGAGAAAGATATTCCAAAACTGGAGGACTTCCAGAATAATAAGATTATCTTGCCACTTCGTGATCATCATGTAAAATCAACAACTGTCAACTATGCAACTTCAGAAGTTGGTCACTTATTCCGTAGTATCAGTTTGAACTTCTCAGACATTATGGGATTAAGCTTTGGAACCGCAGACTTCCTGGAGATGTACAATGACAATGAAACCATTCGTGGTTTGATGGATACCACTTTTGATGACCTGTCACAACCACATGAAATTGAACAACGACTGGATCAATCTCGTGAAAAGTTAATTCAGACATTGGAAGGACAAAAAGAGAATACCATCGGTATCATCTTACGTTCCGGTACTGGTATCAAACACAAACAGCTTTCCGAGTTTATGATCGCCGAGGGATTAAAACCATCCCTGGAGGGAAATACGATTCCGATCCCAATTCAGACATCTACCATCAAGGGTGGTCTTGATCGTCCAGCATATTTGTACATTGACGGTACAGGTGCTCGTAAATCTATGGTTACCAACAAGCGAGTTATGGGTAACGCCGGATACTTCGGTAAATCTTTAACGCTGCTTGCACGTACCTTATCTATGAGTAAAACGGTTGCAGACTGTGGATCCAAACATCTGATTCCTTATGAAATCAAAACTAAGAAGCACTTACAGAAACTAAATGGAAAATACTACAAGTTTAGTTTGGATGATCCAGACTATCAGGTATTGGACGCTAATAAGGATACCAACTTGATTGGACAAACTCTTTGGTTTCGATCTGTTATTACTTGCCGCTTAAAGAATGAAGTGTGCCCAAGATGTATTGGTTTAACTGCCAACATCAATGAGGATATCGCCGACGGTATTGCAGCATTCCAGACAGAGGAAACGACTAAGGTTATTAACCAGAACGTGTTGTCTACGAAACACCTGTTAACAACTAATTCCGAAGAGATCATCTTTAGTGAGGGATTTTCTGACTTCTTTACTCTGATCAACTCAGAGATTTATCCAATCGTAAATAACAACCCTGTCTATGGTGACGACATTAACAATTACGGAATCTATATCAGCAAGAAAGACTTAACAAAGATTTCAGAGCTTGACGACGATTCCTTATATAATACAGAGATTGATACTGGTCGACTTTATATCCGTGATTTAACTGGGAAAGAGCCAGATAAGCTCATCTGTACCTTAAACAAAGACGGAGAGCCTGAGAATACAGAAATCTTCGTAACGAAAGAAGCATCTGACATATTAAAGAAAAACAAGAACGTGATTCCATTCTCAGAAGTCGATGACAACGTAAAGATCTTTGAGGTTGCTATTCAGAACAACGAGCTGACAAAACCGTTGTATGACATGATGAACCTCATCAATAAGAAAGCACAGATTGATAACGAAACGATGGCAAGTATGGCACAGAAATTACTTGACCTGTTAATCAGTGCTGGCATTGGTGCCACTGCTACTTCATCCGAGATGATCATCAACCGTATGATCCGTAGTATGACAGATGTATACAAGCGTCCAGACTTAGATGAAGTCGTGGAAGATGCGAACGGAAATCTGGTACCAGTGGATCCACCACAGATCATTACGGCTCGTCAGGCGTTAGAGAAGAACATATCCCCATACATTGGACTTTCCTACCAGAACATCAAACGACAAATGATCTCTGATGATTTGTATACGAAACGTAACGAACCATCTTATGTCGATCCGTTGTTTGATGAGAAAGTCCCAATGGATAAACTCAAAGAATACGATCGTTTAATTGATCAGAACTATAGACGAGCGTGCCAGGAAGACAGACGAAGACTCTACGAAGAGACATTTTACAACAAAGCCTATGTGAAGTCATTCTTAGAAGAATTTGACAAACATGAACATATAAACGCTTAATTTAAATAAGAGGTGAATCCGTATCTTGGTTCACCTCGTTTATTATGAAAGGAGAATATTATGGATATTTACGCCCGCATTTTAGAAGCACGAGAATCTTTAAAAACAATTGATCTCCCAACAAAACCGGTTGGAGTTTTATTAAAAGAATTGATCGATAAGAAAGGAATGAATATTTATTCCTTAAGTTGTAGCTCTGGAGTCAGTAATGCACAAATCGCTCGTATCTTGCAAAATAGCGTAACCCGACCAAAATTTGAAACCATGATTGCATTTTGCATTGGTCTTGGATTAACTTATGAAGAATCTATGATGTTTTTCAGAGATGCTGGATATTATGAGTTTGAAAATAGGAATCTATTCCACAACGATATAGTCTTATACACGATGATCTTAAAAACACCAGGACTCGATTTAGTACATGCAAATATTTTGTTAATTCTTGGAATGTATGAACTTATGGATCATGAGAATAGTATTAGCTGGATGCCTTCATTACTGCCGTCATCTTCAACTGCAGCATATGATATTAGTAGAAAGTATCCACAAGTATCGTCATCCAGTATTCAAACATTAGTGGAACTGTATGAGTATTCCAATTCTGATGTAATACGTATTACACTAAAAAAACTTGAAGCTATCATAACTGAATGGGAGAAATCAAATGAATAGTGGGGAGACTGATTATGAACGAAATTTCGAATGACATTTGTAACAACTTTGTGGAAGCAGATATCTTGAAATATATGAATTGCAAACATCCGACATTTGGACAGGCACTTTGGAAGATTCTCGATTGGAAAGAAATGAGTGTAAAAGACTTGTCCGAAAAGTGTTATTTGAGTACTGGACAGATCTATCGTTATTTACGCGATGAAATTCGATTTATACAAATCGAAACAGTGATATCTTTTTGTGTGGGACTAGATGTGACACCAAGCATATCTAAAGTATTAATTGACCTTGCTGACTGTGGGAACGCATTTGATAAGTCCCGTCTTAGTTATATTTATAAATTCATTATTAAACATGCCAGAGAATGGACATTGGATGATGTGAATGAATACATCGATACACTCAATGAAGCATCTGGAATAAGATGGTTGGAATATTATCCAAATAAGAAGAGTTATCAAAGACATTTAAAAACCGTACAGGAGGGATAAGAAATGAAAAGTTTAAAGACAGTTGTAGATGAATGGTTAGGATCTTTAACAGAGGAAGAATTTCATGAACTGTTTGGTCCTGACGTCGTCACTGATTCAAATGGTATGGAGTTAATTGCCCACCGTAAATTGAAAACTGACAGTCTTTATGGAATCTATGCTAGAGGTATTCCAGACAAACCAGCACCGACAATCACCTTTGGCCCACGTGGAAATGATTCACATTGGGCCGTTAATGGACGCCCAACAATGGATGCAGTAGCTGGTGCCGCATTTGCAAATCAGTTATTATTTGCGATGTGTCGAGACAAAGACCTGGTTAAATCCATTCGTGAAATAACGAAAGAACATCCGATCTTTGATGTAACACAAGGTCAACTTAGTACCGTAAATGAAAGAAATGTGGCAACTGTTGCATTCCATATTTGCCACTTTATTGATCCATCTATCTTATGTATCGTACCAATACAGATTATGGTATTATTCATGACTTATTATTTTGGATATACGGACAACCTGAAAGCATATGTACATTACGATTTCCGTAAATATATAAATCTCGATGATATCGTACCTCGTCCATTCGTGGCAACCGAAGATAAGGTTGAAGCTCCGAACTTCTTAAATGACCGAACTATGTCGTTTCGTTGTGATAAGGCTGGCTCATCGATTCTGAACTATAAAAACATATACAGTCATGAGTACCTTGGTAATAAATTCAGTAAATTACAAAATGATTGCTGGTATGATTTTGTATATGTACATCCATTTACCTTGCTGATAAATATCGTAACTGGATGCTGTAATTATTACTATTTCAATTATGGTTGGGACTATACAAGACCATCCACGGAACTTTTATTATCCTATTCTATGGAAGAACCAGACATGGATAATACCCTTAATTATATCGTAGATTCAAAAGTGTGGGAAGCACGAAAGAAACTGGGATTGTCTGGAAAAGAGCCAAAACCATCACGTAAACGCGAACCAATTCCAGAAGAATTTGCATTTATGAAACCAGAACTTATTATCAGTTGCGCAGACGGCATGTTGCATATACCAAGAGGATTTGTTGATCGGTGTTTCGATCTGTTTCGATCATTCAATGAATTAGTGAGGAGGCACCAACCATTTACGGATTACCTCTTATTTGATCATATGATCGTTAGAGATCCACGAGAAGTTCATCAGTTCTTTATAGCCGAGCTGTATTCAACAACCATGAGACCGCAAAGAAGTTCTTATGATATTTCTATATACACCCTAATACCAAATTCCATATATGGACGTCTTCATTCCGGGTATGATTACGGGTTTTTAACTACACTACTTCGAGATCATGCGAGACTGAATCCATTGAACGACATGATGTTAACATATGCTAAACAACGGAAAGCGAGAGGATTAAAACATGCAATCACATGGCCAGATTAATGAACATGAAAAAGCTCTTAGATTCTTATGGATCACTGCATTTATTATGCTTGTAATTATCACTGTCTCTGCAATGTGGTTTGCCCACATCATGGAGACACGAGAGAATCAAGAACCCAAAGAAGTAACAACACCGGTGAGTTTAGGGCGCGAGTTGGTGGCGCCCTTAACACCACCGACAACAACCCCTACACCAACCCCAAGAACCGATTATCTTTCTTTTTTTATGAACCAGTCGCCTGTTAGTCGTGCGGAGCGAGACAACAACTTTGAGATGGATGTCTATTTTCCAGATACACGTACCTCTGACGAAGTCGCTTGTGCGCAGGCATTATTACAGTATGCTGGTTTCTATATCGACACGGAAGAGTTCATTTCCGAGTATGTCGTAACTGGTGAATTAGAAACAAAAAATGATGGACAATTATATGGGGATCATCCAATCGACGCATTCACCGGGGATCCAAGATCGGATACCGGAACCAACGGAGGTTATGTCGATGTGATGATGAACGCCGTGAGTCGATTCTTACGTGAGTACGATGCTTCCTATACGGTATTGAACTTAAAGAATCAATCCATTGAGCAGTTGGACGATTTAATCTTAGGTCGTAACGTTCCAGTATGCATTTGGACAACGCTCGGGAAATACGAAGATGCGCAGGGGGATTCTTGGCACACGACAGAGGCTGGGGAACTTTTTACGTGGGATACCCGAACAAAATGCATGATCTTAACTGGATATGACGGAGATTATGAAATCGTTGGTGACCCAACTGAAGGAGCCACTGAAGAATATGCGACTCACGTGATATCCTCAAATTATGACAGCTTAAATCGAATGGCATATGCAATTGTCCCAAAAGAAGGTGGGAATAATACACCCATTCAGCGAGCAATCAATAATAAGGCTACCTTTTCATATTCTGGTGATGTCATCGACTATCATCAGATGTATGGGTATTAAAGAAGGACTGAGAATGATCTCAGTCCTTCTTCTTATTTCTTCGTTAATTTGATTTTGACGACGTTTGCCATCACAGAGATTTCTCCATCACAAGAAGAGTCTTCAAGTTCTTTAAGAATCTTAGATGCAGAGTTTTTGATGTCCTCCGCACCTTTAATGGTGATGGTATGTACATGGATGGTCAGCTTGCCATCGGATTTTTCTTTGTATTCTAATCTGGAGATATCGTCCACGGAATCTTTCAGAAGATGAAATATCATTAAGAATTCATCATAATGTGTACACATCAGATCTTCTAATTCTTCGATTTTCCCATTACTGATTGATTCCGCAAAGGACGGTAAAGTCGATTTCATTTTTTTCATGTTGGTACCCCTTGCTTGGTTTTTGAGGTTTCTCACCTAACGTACGCGAAACGCAGGATCTTTTAATGTCCTTTTTCCATCTGTTTTTGTTCTTCAAGCATTCGTTTGGAACGAGCTTCTACAAGCTCCATCAGGCGCTTGTAGCTCATTTCATACATAATTTCATGCAGCGTCAGCTGTCCTTTGAAGAAGGTCAACCAGATGTCTACATTGGACGCCATTTCGACACATCGACGGTTGTATTCTGCAGCGTTTCGCGGGCAAGAAAAAGCAGGTTAGAAACGTCAAGCGGAACCAGTCTGGTCTTTGCACCACAGTTCGGGCATACCACGTTTTCGACACCGATAAACGGTTCGGATTTATAACGAATATCATCAGCTAAAGAAGTAACGAGTTTCACTTCTTCAGGCTGTAAGCTGTTTAATACATCTAAGACGTCTTTCAAGTCTTCGTATTTATCATAGCTTCCAGTTCCGTCTGGTACCAGAATTTCTCTGACATACAGACAAGTGGAAAGGTAATTTAAGGATTCACGGTTCGGGTTCTCACCAAAGAGTCTTCTAAACTCAGTTGGATCATTAACCGGAATCAGTTTGTACAGATAATCGTACAGGGTTACAACACCAATACCAACTACGTATCCGCTAAATGGGAGCTGGATATATGTAAGGTTATTTACTGGTGCTTCTTTTGCAAGTCTCTCGTAATCATATGGAGATGCAGAGATCAGTTCTTTGTAACGTGTTAACCAAGCATCCGGACAATGGTTGAACTGAATGATGGATCTTGTATTGAACTGATGCTCAAATTCACGGCCACAGCTCTTGTTTCCACATGTTAAGGTAATACCCTGCATTTCTGGGAATGTGGATACATACAGTGCATAAAGTCCCATATTGAAATCATTGAATGCAAAATGCTTCATGAAATCATCAATGTCTTTAAATGGCTGGCAAGAGAGATTCTTCAGCTTGTTGTAGAACACGCTGATCTGTTTTCTGACATTGTTAAATCCGATCATATCCGGATCCAGACAAATGTCACGCATCTCACCGTAACTCATACCAGAAACCTGTCCATGGAATCCGGAAAGTGGGAATGCTACTGATGTATGAGAATCAGAAAGCTGATGCTCTACTGCAGTTGCCTGGAAGGTTTTCTTTGGTGCATCTGGATTATTGACGTTGATCTTGATGGATGCAATGTCAAATTTCTTTGTGGATGTAAGAAGAATCTGATCGGATTCATAGATGGTTTTCTTTTCATCTGAGGAGAACTCGATCGGTTTCTTTCCATATCCAGTTTTATCAATTAAGATCTGAACAAGTTTTTTCTCTTCTTCGATCTTATCAGCTGGCTCTTCAAAGGTATCGTCTTCCAGCTGTTTTGTAATGGTTCCGTCCGCTTTCGCTTTCATGACCTCTTCTGGCTTCTTACCAAGAGAGTACAGTGCTTCTGTCTGCGGATCATATTCTCCATATTCTGCAGTACGAATGATGAAGTACTGTGGCGGATCGTTAATCTCGTTTCCGAGATTGTCTGTATCCTTCATATCCCAGTACGGCTTTCCGTCTGCGTCGTATTTTAAGCTCTCTAACTCATAATCGACACGTGCGTATTCTGCTGGGTTCTGTGGTCTACGAATCAGAACAACCGCTTTACGGTTGATTAATTTCTGATCCTCTTCGTTCATACGTTCCTTGATTCCCTCTTCACGTTCGATAGAATCAATTGGATTACGGAGTTTCTTCTCTTCTTCCTCCGCTTTGTAGGTGTCTTTATTGATCACCATTCCATGACCTTCAGCCTGCTGTTTCTCTAACATCTGATCCAGAGGACTCTTTTCCTGCTGTACAGGTGCTGAAGTTGGTGTTTCTTTTGCAGCGGTTTCTTCTTTATCTGCTTTGGCGTTAACCATATAGGATGAGAGATCCATACCGGTATTTAAGCCACCGTTTTCGTTCATGTTTTCTGCCATGTGTGATTCTCCTTTTAAGCTAAATTTCTTGTTCCTTATCGTTGATGACGAAGTTGAACTGCATCTCGCCGTTTTCCAAGACAGTTACTCCTAAGACCAACTGGGCATCTGAGGTATTATGAATCGTTGGGAGAATGAATACCAGTAGAGGTCTTCCATTCCACTGATCCACTTGAACATCAATGTCACCAGATTCTACCAGTGGTAGAAACTCGGAGCACTGCATTGCCATTTCTACTTTGATTGCGTTCGTATCAATGCCGTCTTCAAACTCATAAAGATATTGCTGAATATACATCCCAAGTCCTGGTTGGGATGGATAGAAGCCAGGTTTGCCAAATAATAACAAAAGTAAATCTCTTACGATAGATTCATCAGACGTATAGAGCTTTACCTCGTCAAAATCATTTAGGGCAAACGATGGGTTCTGTTGTTCCAAAGTGTCACTCATAGTTTGACCCCCTTTATGGGTTTTAAGGAAATGTGGTAGTGCCGAAATCTAAAATAATACCCGTAAAGTAGTTTTGAATACTAATATATCATTTCCGTGAATCAGAGAAATCATATAGATAATCCGTCCAATAAACTCTGATCAGAAAAGTCCATAGCTTTGAAAGAAAAGCAAAGGGTCAAATGATCTCCCATAACCTTTTGGTTATAAAATGTATGATTCGGCTGACGGAAGTCGTTAAGAAAGAAATATTATGACAATTATATCTAACCTTATAGCAAGAATCGACACTACGACAATGGATACAACAGTGGATGGCGTTGTGAAAATGGTCAATTCCATGATTGCATATGGTACATTAAACAACGCTGATGACGCTGTCGATTTCTTCAACATCATCGACAACAAAGTACCAGTTCGAATCAAAATTGCAATAGTTGCATGGATGATGTCTGCACACTTTGTGCATATAGACGATTCAATATTCGACGATGATGGCATCTTTGTTGTTGACGCAGCAACTGTAAGACAGAACACTAAAGCCGCAAAGAAGGCTTTACATAACAGGACAATTCGCCTGCATCTGGTTAACCCAGATTTGGTGACAAGATCCAAAAACAATTTCTACGGTCACCCAGTTACAACTATGATTGTAACTCGTGGTGGTCGCTAGAATCTTATTAACTGAAGCGGACTTTACATCCGCTTCTTTTTTTGTCTTACGGACTGAAAACAGTGGTATAAGCGGAAACATTTAGGAGGTGTAACATTTATGCCTAGAACCAAAAAAATGAAGTGTCCGTTTTGTGACCACATTGCTCAAGATGGACAGCACTTAATCACACATATTGATCGCAAACATGCCGATCTGGTTCCAACAGATATGGTCACTGATCAATATGTGTATTTTTTACGTACCGGTAAGAACGCTGGTCGTTGTGTGATTTGTGGAAACCCGACTGGTTGGAACGAAGCCACTGGAAAATACAAGCGATTCTGTGAAAATCCTGCTTGTAAAGAAAAATACCGTGAGACTTTTAAGAAACGTATGATCAACCGATATGGAAAGACCACCCTCTTAAACGACCCCGAGCAACAAAAAATAATGCTTGCGAATCGATCCATCAGTGGAGAATACACTTGGTCGGATCATATACACAAGTTCCCCTATACTGGTACATATGAACTTGATTTCCTGAAGTTTATGGATGAGTGTATGGAAATGGACCCAAATGATTTAATGGCTCCATCTCCTCATACGTACTACTATATCTACAACGGAGAAAAGCATTTCTATATCCCGGATTTTTTTATCCCATCTTTGGGATTGGAATTGGAAATCAAGACACATGAAAATATGCATCATAAGATCCAAGCGGTTGATGCAGTCAAAGAGAAACTCAAAGACCAAGTAATGGCTGGTAACAAGAATACCTTTGATTACTTAAAGATCGTTGATAAGAACTATATGTCCTTACTGGACTACTTACAAAAAGCAAAAGACCGCGCACTTGAACCGGAAGAGGACCGAAAAAAGATTGTTATGAGTTATTAGAATACCCGTAACGTTTCTCTAAGAGGTGAGATATCCAAAAAAATACGGGGAAGACAAGCTTCCCCATACTTTCGAGACTAAACTCGTACAGCAAATGCTGCTG